TATGTTATCGGGCAAGAATAACACTGTTATAGGCACAATGGAATCACTGGAAAAGGCAAGAGATAGGGCCTTAGTAGTTGGTTACTCTCTTATCATTTTACCAGACCAACCGCGATATATGGGTAGTGGCGCAGGATTAAAAGCAATTACTGGCGGTGATGAAGTCGCAATAGACCCAAAACACAAACAACCCTATTCTTGTAAAATCCCTGCGGTAGTCTTGGTTATCAATAACGAGGCAATGAGATTTAACGAGCGTAACGGCGGTATATCACGGCGTAGAGTTATCTTTCACTTTGGCGAGGTCATCCCTGAAAAAGAGCGAGATTTAAACTTGGTTAGCAAAATAGAGCAAGAACTCCCCTCAATTGTGAGGTTGCTATTAAATGAGTTTACCAGTCCAGCAGACGCTAAAGAGCGATTACATAAACAGCAACAATCAGAAGAAGCAAAGACTATTAAAAGAGAATCTGACCATTTAGTCGATTTCTGTAGCTATTTTGATGCGTTAGACAACCCTAACGGTATGCTAATAGGAAATCTTGGGATTATTCCATTCAATCCAAGAAAGTATGTTTACCATGCCTATATCGAATACATCCGCAACACAGGGCTAAATAATCCCTTATCCCTTACCCAGTTTGGCGCATCTCTAAATTACGCGTTAAACGAGAACGGCAAGCAATACATGAAGAAGCGCTTTACGGCAGGAATTAAAACCAACTTAGAGCTTAATTCAAACGCGGATAAAGACTGGTTACCAAAAGCAGAACATGAGGAAATACAAAAATGAAACCATTAACCGCACTCGCTGACGCGATAGCAGAAACGTATGTTACTGAAATGATCGCCAGACAAGGAGATACTATATTCACATTTACCACAGATGAAGACACATACACAGGTACTATTACAAAAGAACTGTTATCCGCAGGATTGGTAGAGTTAGCTATATTTTGCACTGATAACGGTAAAAAAGGCAGTCCGTTCGATTATATAGCTGACATGATTAATTTTTATGGCAAACGATGGCAAATAACTGACTGGGGCAATGATGCTATCAGAATATATACCGAACAATCATTATTACAAATTAAAACACGCGTTTACCATTAGGAGATTTATTTATGCCAACTTATGTATCACCAGATAGAGAGTTTACAATTTACTGCAATGCAGAACTAAATGATTTATTAGAGGCAACCGACAAAGCCCGAGCGGAGTTAAAAAAAATAAATAAAAGCGCTACTGATGCCTCAAAAGGCGTAGATAAACTTGAATCATCAGCAAAAAATACGAGTAACTCTCTCGGCAAACTGACCTCCGTAGCTAAAGCTGTTTCTGCTGCACTTGTATCCAACACAGTAATTGCATATGCTCAAAGTTGGAATGAGTTAGAAGACCGCATCCAGAATACTGGCGCTACAGCATCACAAACTAAAGACATTTTAGACCAACTTTTAGCAACTTCTGACCGAAATGGTCGAACAATCGAAGAATCATCAGTGCTTTACATTCGTTTGTCTCACTCTATGAGTGAACTCGGTTACAGCACTCAAAGTACGTTGTCTTATATTGACACTCTATCTAACCTATTAACAATCAATAAAACAAGTTCGGTGGGTGCAGAATCAGCAATAAACGCATTAACTAAAGCGCAAATGAAAGGCAAATTAGCTGGTATTGACGCTATGTCTGTATTTAGTGCAATGCCAAGCATATTAAAAACATTAGGTAAACAGTTAAATAAAACTGAAACATACGTGCGACAACTCGCTACAGACGGTAAATTATCAATGTCGCAATTCACCGAAGCTATGATTGAGGCACAAGAAGAAACCGCCGCACTTGCCGATAACATGCGAAACAGTGCAAGACGGCATTAATCGGGTCACAAATAATCTCAAAAAATACTTGGGTGAGATGAACAACTCCACTGGCGCAACTAAATTACTCGTTGATTCATTAATTTTGATGTCTGAGCATGTAAATATTTTGATGACGGGTGTAGGTGCATTAGCCGCAATCTATGCTGGTAAATATATTACATCATTAGCAAGCGCAACACAGAAAAGCGCGGAAAAAACGATTGCTGATATCAAACTTGCATTAGCAGAAAAACAAGCTGCACAGGCGGCATTACAACAGGCTCAGGCAGAAGCTAAAATAGCACGAGAAGCACGGCAAGCCATTGCTGCACAATTACAGTTAAATCAAACAGTGAGAACAACCAAAGCGCTAAAACAGCAGTTAGCATTAGCAAGCACTCAATTAGAAAAAGCAAATAATGCAGAGGCAGCAGCACAGGCAAGGCTTAACGTAGCTATGAAAGCAACTAATTTTGCGGCAAGAGGATTGCAGGCAACAATGGCAATGCTTGGTGGTCCCGCAGGAATGTTGTTATTAGCGGCTGGGGCATTGACGATATGGTCAAGCAAAGCAGAGGAAGCAAAACAGAAGGCGGAGAATTTTGCTGATACCGTTGATTCAATGAGTGAATCATTAAAAAATATGACATTTAATCAGTTGCTAGATAAACAACAAGATTATACTGATAGCCTTGAAAATATTGAGGATCAGATTAGTAAAACCCAGAAAAAAATAAAAGATTTAAAAAAAGAAATTTTGGCGGAGAAGGCTGAACTTGGTGGTTCTGCGCAAACAATTAAGGATAACGAGAAACAGATAGTAAAATTAAATGCAACGTTAGACACGCTTCTTCAAAAGAAAGCGAATGCAGGGAAAATAATCAGTTTTATCAACACTCTTTTAATTAAAACTGGTGAAAATACTGATAATGCATCTGACGGAGTAAATAATTTAGCAAAAGCATGGGGAGAAGCATCACAAAAAGAAATAGATAAAAAAGTTTCAAGTTTATCAAAAGAGCTTGATGTCGCTACGTTAAAAGCAGAGGGCAATGCCAAAGCGGCATTTGTTCTTGATGGGCTTTTTTCAGCGTTGGGTAATAGCGCTGATGGATATAGGCAGGATTTAATTAATCTAGCTAAAGGTCAAATGATTTTTACTAAATTAACTGAAGATCAGGTTACGGCTCTGCAACCGTTATTGGATGCATTAAAATCCTTAGCAGATGAAAATGCAAAAATTGGCACAAAAAAAGGCGCTACAAAATCCTATGCTGACGAAGTTAAAGAACTGAGAGATAGATTAGAAGTTGCTAAACTCGAAGCAAAAGGACTTACAGTCGAAGCCGAGCTGTTAGCAATCACTCAAAAAATGGGTGGTAAAGTAACAGCTCAGCAAACAGCAGAACTGAAAAAATTAATCGAGGCATCGCAGGCATATAAGGCTTTAGGCTCTCTAAAAAGCCCAATTGAAGCTGAAAACGATTCATTTAAACAATCTAAAAAATCATTAGATGTATTACGGAAAGAGGGAGAAATAAAAACTCAAGAGGAATACAACGCTAAGCTTGAACAACTTGAGCGACAACATCAGATAAACATGGCTAAGATTAAGTCTGACGCGGTAGTATCTGATATTGATAATGCTGTGGCTCAGGTTGACCCAGTGCTAGCCCTAGAGAATGAACATAAAAGGAAACTAGCGCTAATTCAAGAGTTCGAAACTCAAAAATGGACGTCTGAACAAAATGCCATTGCACTCCGCGAAGCCGCTAATCGCCAATTTGAACAGAACCGCATTAATGCACAATGGGAGATTTGGCGAAATCAAAGTGATGCTAACGAGTTTTTAGCTTCTTCATTAGAGGGACTTGCAAGTAGTGCCACAAGCACTATTTCAGGTCTCATGTCAGGCACTATGACAGCCACTCAAGCAATGCAGAACTTTGCTAATGTGATATTAAACGAAGCCATTGGTTCGCTCGTTCAAATGGGTATGCAGTACGTCAAAAACGCGATTGTAGCCCAATCAGCATCATCAGCAACAACAGCAGCGCAAATCACGGAGGCAATAGCATTAGCAGAGGCATATCAACTGCCAGCAATGTTAGCATCAATAGCAACACAGGGTGCAGCAGCCGATATCGGCGCGGAATCATATATAGCGGCTTTAGGCTCAATGCGGGCTGCTACTATTGCTGGCGCTCGTAAAAATGGTGGACCTGTAGACGGCAGTAAAATGTATCGCGTTGGTGAAGGTGGCAAGCCTGAGATACTAGTGCAGGGCGGGCGACAATATTTAATACCTGGTGAGAATGGGCGGGTTTTAAGTAATCGTCAAATTACATCAGGTAAAGGAGGCTCAAACATCAACCTGACAATCAATATGCCTGTTAACGTTGGTGATAACGGTGGAATGTCGGAGCAGGATGGTCAACAATTAGCTAAAAACCTTGAGCAAGCTATTCGTGTTCAAATAATGAAGGAACAGCGTCCCGGCGGATTACTAAATCGTCGTTGATTTAATTATTAAAATTTCATACCATTAATTAAAATTTTAAAAGAGTTGATGGTATGAAAAGAATTGCATTACTAGGATTGGTTTGCTTTACGTTGTATGGTTGTGGTGATGATAAGGTGACAAAAGAGTATTTGGTTGGAAAATGGGATTGTAGCTTTAAAAAATATGAAAGTGAGTACGATCCAAAATTCAAAGAATATGATGACTATTCCTTGGAAAGTAGCGAGAAAGTAAAACAATCATATAAAATTGTTGACGGCGTTTTAATGTCAAAAATAGCTAATAATGAGGCTGTTGAAGTTGACTTAGATAAGATTTATAAAAATTTAACCATACAAGGTAAACAAGGTGATTGTGAATACACTACAAATCGAAACTTGATAAAAAATTCAGGCAATAAATTTACTTGGGAAATGGAAATGTTTTTTACTTGTTCAGATAAGGGTGGAGAGGTAACTAAATCGAAAACAAAAAGAGAAAGAATTTGCACAAGAATAAAATAGGGCTAATATGGGAATAAAAGTAACAGGCATTGATAGATGCATAAAGAGCTTTGATAAAACTATAAACAGAACAACAAACAATGCGGTTAGAGCGATGCACGCGTCAATGATTGTAGGAGCTACACAAGCGGCAATCTACACTCCTATAGACACATCAACGTTAATTAACTCACAATATCGAGAGGTAATTATTAACG